CACCTTGGTTGATATAGAAAGGTCATTTTAAGTCGGAGGAACGATCAATACCGACATTAGTTGCAACACAATTTGGTAGCGGGACCTAGAATCGAACTAGGATTTCGAGCTTATGAGACTCGTGAGTTACCGTTACTCCATCCCGCTATTATTTGGTGGGTAAGGTAGGAATCGAACCTACTCAGCACGAGGCGCCAGATTTACAGTCTGGTGTGACTCTCCAACTTCACCGCTTACCCTTAATTGGCGCTCTGTACGGGATTCGAACCCGTGTTTTCAGATTGAAAGTCTAACGACCTCGGCCTCTAGTCGAACAGAGCATTTAACTTCTCTCACTTGATGGAAGACATTGTACACTAGTTTGTCTCATCTGTCAAGCACTTTTGTTTGGAGGTTGCGACAGGATTCAAACCTGCATATAACGGATTTGCAATCCGCATCCTAATCATTCAGACACGCAACCAAAATTGGCGGAAGACTGAGGTATCGATCCCCATACCTTGTTAGGTACAATCTGTTTAGCAAACAGTTCCGATCACCCAATCGGTTAATCTTCCATTTTGAAATTGGCAGAAGATGGAGGAATTGAACCCCGAGCGCACACAGACGCTCTCCTGTTTTCCAAACAGGCGTCAGTACCAACTGACTTCATCTTCTAAAATTGGCGGTAGGAGAGGGAGTCGAACCCCCAAGGCGTTTTACGGCTCGGCTGTTTTCAAGACAGTTTTCGTTTCCAGTCGATTTACCCTACCTTAACTTTTAATCCCAATATTCTCTATAAGGTTTTCTTCTTATTTGAACTTCGTAATCAGGATCATTCATAACTTTTCTAAGTTGTTTTTTACAGTCTCTACGATATGGTCTTTGTGCATACATATTGTGAAACCAATTTGGACCTCTCCAATTATGGTAATAATGTTTAGCATCAGAATGGAATCTGGCTAATCTTATTTTTCCTTCTTTGGAATTTTGATCTATTTTTATAATTTCCCATCTATAAGTTCTTTTTATTCTTTGATATCGAGTAAGAACTGAATTATCATCAACCAAATATTTTTCTTTTAGTCTATATGTTCTAGACATATTTGTTTCCTCTAGGTTATTGTTACCTAATGGAAAGTCATTCTACCTTTAATCATATCTTATCTCCTTAAAATTGGCACCGTAGAGAGGATTTGAACCCCCATTTGCATTCCAGTTACCTTTGTCTTGGGTCGTAACCAAGAGGGATACTACGGTATAAAATTGGTAGGTCTTAGTGGTAACGCTCCACTGATTTCAACTTGTAAGGATGATGTGATACTATTTCACCAAAGACCCAATATTGGTGCAGCCAACTGGTATCGAACCAGTATCTAAGGATTTTCAGTCCTCCGCATAGACCATCTTTGCTATGGCTGCTATTTTCTATATCCAGGATAATACTTCTTTTCCCATCCTTTGTCAAGATATTCCTGTAATAATTCTTTTTTTATCTTTTTATTTCCTTCTTCTTTACACCAAATCCATGTGGTTCCAAATTGTGAATTCTTTTCTCCTTTTTGTAGGATAGATGTTTTCATTCCTATCTTACTCTTAGTTTCATCTGTATGTGATTTACCAGAAAAAGTGTCATATTTTATTTTGCCTTCTATATGTGCCTTTTTTAGGTTTTCTGATCCAACTCTTTGTTGAGCATCTCTTCCTTTCCAAGTAGGATCATTTTCTGACAACCACTTCTGTTTCTGATTGCCTTTCATACATTTGTTTCTTTGTTTTTCTGAATTTTTATTCTCATGATCCCAACCACCAAATCCCCCAACTTTTAGATTGTAGGTGTTTTCAGTAATCAGAAACTCTTCATTTACAATTTCTGCTTCTTTTTTATACATTTCTTCTGGTGTATCAAAAACAAATAGAACCTCTTTTTCAAAATTTTCTATTCCATATTTTTCTATGGCAAGTTTTAGATACTTACCAGAACCCATGTAATCATCGTCAAGTTTTTTGGTCTTATGACTTCCAATATAGAACTTGCCATCCAACTTGTTTGATATTTTATAAATTGTGTAATACATAATACATACCTCTATCATTATTTATAAAATATCGTGTCTCGATGAAGACACAAATGGGTGATTAACGAGTATCGATCTCGTACTTCCTCTTTCACAGAGAGGGGTGCTACCACTACACCATAATCACCATTGTTTGGAGCGGGTAATCGGATTCGAACCGATGACGATCTCGTTGGCAACGAGACATTCTACCACTGAATTATACCCGCAATATCGTTCTAAATTTTTAAAGAGCTAAAAAACAAAAACCCCAGTTGTTCAGACTGGGGTTTTAGGTTCTTATTAAGTTTTATTAAACTTTTAGGTTCCTATAACCCCACCGGTTGGTCTAATCGCATCCACGAAATTTGAGCGATAACCGGCTTGCCACATGGATGTGGGTAAGCATTTACTTTCGAGATGGTTTATAGTTATAGTGTTCATAAAAGTATTTATAAAAGTTTTTTGTCAAATTTCAGTTTATGGAAGAATTATATCAACTTTTTTGCGTTTTGTCAAGCACTTTTTTTCATCTTTCTTGTCTTTCTTGCAAAAAATCTTGTCCCAATTGTCAGAGAAGGTCTTCTGGTCTACACTGTAGGGTCTTGGACTAGACCCCTTCCCACCATGCCATTGACTCATTATAGTGCCTCAATAAAGTTCATAGATGCGAGGATAGAACCATCTGCGGGAACTTTCTTTATCATCTGCTAATTTCCTCCCAGTCCATAGAAGCAACAACAGTATCATTACTACTATCAGAAGCAACCACAAGTATAAGTTCATAAGGAGTTGAAGTTAATCCATTTCTTTCTAACTGAAACTTAAATAATGCTTCTTTTAGAATATCAACTTGACTTGCCCCTTGATTTGATGCGTTAAAAAATCCACTTGCAAGAATTCTTCCATCAGTATAAGAAGTTCCAGTAATATTATATTCAACAGCACTATCAACTCCAGCACTTACCCAAGCACCGCCAGTAGTAGTTCCAGATGCTCTAACTTGCCAATTAAAATTACCAGTGCTAATTGGCATTATAGAAAGTGCTGTGAGAATTACAATAGCATCCAAAAAATTTGGTGATGTTTTCAGACGCAAAGATATTACGGGATAGAATGTTCCCGCAGTTCCTAATGTTCTTGGGGAATTAATTGGAATGCTAATTGCTTGTTGCAATCCACGAAGTTCATAACCACCTTCAGAAATAACAGTAGAGCAAACTTGCTTCATCGTGCTATTACTACTTGTATTACCAGTATTAGTAAGCTCATATCTTAATGGAAGTGATGCTGTTGTAATATAAGTTGAATTTATTATGTTTGCGTGGTGGAATGAATGGCAGAGAATAAACTGTCCGTTTATTATAAATCCCATTCTTACACTACCAAGACCCAACCATTCAATATCCATCCAAATGATTTGTGCTTTGGTAGTATCTAATGTAATACCAGACTCACCAGTTCCATTTAACTTATCACCATTCCAATTTGATTGCGATACTTCTGTTTGAGTTCCAGTGGATAAACTCCTTTCTACAAAGTAAGGTGTCGTGCCATTAATCTCAAAATACATTCCATTGTCAGTACCAAAATATCCAACTCTCTGTCTCAAGTTTGCTTTGGGTGTGGCAGGAACAAAGGTATTCAACACAAGCAAAGATTTACCTGGCTGATACGAAAATACTTTTGTGGTCTCACGAATAACCTCTGCTCCAGAAGCATTATTCACTGTTAGATTAACCAGACCTTCGTTGAGAATAAAAGTAGCAGAAGCAGTGCCAGTAATACCAGTTGACCACAGGTTATTATCTCTATATCTGTGGGAACTATCAAACAGAGTGAGTGGATTTGATACTCTTTGACGACCAAAAGCATCCATAGTTCCTATTGGACTTGTCGCTAAAATTGTTCCTGTTACTGGTAATGGATTTCCAGTAGATACTACACTATTAGATGTATAAACAACAATTGGAATAGTATTTCCAGCATCATTTTTAATTTCTACTTCATTGATAATATTATTGTTACTATTAAAAATATATGTCATATTATTTTCCAACCGTTATTGTATATAAATTGTAATGCTCCATTATTCATTTGTAATATTGCCCCGCCTTCATCGTTATCTATGTTACCTAAAATATGAATAGGTGCATTTTGACAATTACCACTTTCATCTTTAATAATTACAACCCTACCATTATATACATTACTTCCTGATACCGGAAGCGTAATGTAACACTCTATTGGACAATCAACACCAACATAATAATCTTTTCTAGTTAATGTATAATCTGTAATTACTGTTTTTGTGGGTTTATCTATATCTACAATAGAACCAGAACCACCACCAGGCCCAGTCATAGAAATCTTGGATATCCATTCCTCCAACATTTTCAGTTTCGCTTGAACTGATTTCATGTTGGGGTCAATCTTTACTACCTCTGGATTAGTAAGAAGATTGGTATAATTCTCAGGTATGGTATTTACCTTTGGTTTTTCTTTTTCTTCTTTAGTAATAGATTGAACCACAGTGTCTATAAACACTTCTTCTTCTGTTTTTACAACAGTTTCTTCTATAACAGGAGGAATTTCTTCTACTTCTACTGTTTCTAGAATAGGTTCTTCTGTCTTAGGTAGGGATTCAAATAATGCAAAGAAATGGTTGAGAGTGGGTTTCTCTTCAACCATTTCTTCTTCTTGGACTGGTGGGGAATCGAATAGTTTAAAGAATTCAGATAAATCACTGCCGTAATGATTTAATTTTTCTTTTTCTATCTTTTTCTTTTCATGAAACGCAGAGTCTACTAAAGAAAAGAATTCTTTAAGAGACTCTGTATTTGGTTTATCTTTTTCCATATCTAATTCTTTCAGGGTGATATGGTATTTATAATGACTATTATATGGTACTCAATTGAAAGTGCATTCCATCTGGTTTAGACCATACACCACCCCAATCAAAACCAGCATCGGTAAAACACTTAACAAGTTCTGGTGACATTGTTGGTGTTTTACCAAACCCATTCCATGCAGCATTGATATCAATAGCAATACCCCATGAATGTAAAGATGCAGATGCAGCACCCCTTTTCTTTCTTACATTAAAACACCCATCCCAAGTTTTTAGTTGGGAAATAAGATTTCTATCTATAATGTTATTGAATGCTTTTGTTAGGGGTTCAACCATTGCTTTATTACAATAGAGTTTCTTGGGAATAACACCCAATTCAAGTTCACTGGGAACGTCCCATACCGTCATATATTTTAATTCATTAGATGTGATTGCAGGGTCTCCCCACTTTGCAAAACATTGTTTAGAAGTTACCATATTACACCTTCGTTACTTTAATATTACATTTTTCGAGAAATTCAATACCATTGAGGTCTTTGTATTCTTCCTTATAGAATACTTCCACAATACCAGCAGTATATATTTGCTTTGCACACTGCATACAAGGAGAATGAGTGAGGAAAATAGTTGAACCTAAACCAGATTCAGAACCCTTTGCAAGTTTAGCAATTGCATTAGCTTCTGCATGAATTACTTCATCTTTGGTTTTCATACTATAATGATGTTCACCATGACCAGATGGGTCTTTTTCACAATGTTCATATTCACAATCATTAGTCCACCCAGAAGGCATTCCATTGTATCCAATAGATATAATTCTATCTTCTTTTACAATGATAGCACCAACTTGTAAACGTTTTGCGGTAGATAATTGAGCAAAACGATGGGCCACATCCATATACGCATCAATAAATTTCTGTTTCATATTATTTAATATATTCCATGTTATCTTTACGCATCCAAAATATCGTCTGTTTGGATAATGGACGAACTTCTGGATTCAATTTAAAAACTGGTAAAAATACTACACCATCAATAGTTTTGTTATCTATCGTACTAAGGGTATAGTATGTATCAGTAAGATTACCTAATGGTCTTACTTTTTTAATAAGTGATTTTGTTTTCATGATATACTCCATTAAAAAGGGGGAATTTAATCCCCCTTTTATATATCACATTAAACAATTGTCGTTGTTGGTTTATCTTCACCAATAACAATTTTACGAGACTTCTTTGTTTCTGGTAAAATGTTTTCCAAGTCTATTTTCAAAATACCATTAACAATATCAGCAAATTTCACAACAACAGTGTCAGTCAGTCTATATTGGTGACTAAAATCTCTTGAAGCAAGACCGTGATGTAGGTATTCTACATTGGCAGTATCGGTCTGCATTGTTCCGTTTACTGTAAGGTAGTTGTTTTCGTACTTGATTTCGATATCATCTTTATCAAATCCAGCCACAGCAATTTGAATTTGATAATTGTCTTTATCAAACTTTACAATATTGTATGGAGGATATGTAGGGGTTTTCTTTTGACCAATAATTTCATCGAACTCATTTAGAGTTGACAAAAGACGATCAAAACCGATTGTTGAAGGTAGTAGATTTCTACCATATGCCATAGTTGTCATAGTATTTCTCCTTTTAATAAGCGAGTTTATATTAAAGTTACTTCCCCGAAGGCGAAGATAATCCCAGTTACCGATCTGGGGCAGGCATACGCTCCTGCGGCAAGACGATCCTAAGGCGGATCAATTTAAGCGTCCCATCCCGTGGGATTAATTGGTTTTTCTCTTTCCGATATTATATTTAGCGACTAATTCCCATTCATGTTTCTCTTTATGAGAAATAATTTTTATTTGGGATAAAAAGATAGGAGGTGGGGTTTCTATTTGTGTTTTATTAACAACTGTAACTAATCCCCAATCCTCTAGTAGTTTTGCAATTGCATTTCTACGAGCAAGATCGTTTTCAGACAAGTCGGTTTCTTTACCATCTAGTGCAAATAATTCCTTGAAATGCACGATATAATACAAACCCTTCTTGTGAAGGATATGACATGATTGGTAAAGTGTTTTATCTTTTTTAGACGCAACACCGATCCGTGTTAGGGTTTCCCTTACTTTGAGGAAGTCATCCTCTTCTGTTAACTTAATTTCTACCAAGTCTGAAATGTTTATCATTATTTCACTCCACCTTTATCCGTTTTTCTTTTTATCTCATTGATTTGTTCATTACTAAGAATACGCAAAGCATCCTTTGCTTTCTGATTAGAATAACCAAAATATAGTTTAACGCATTCTATATCCTTTTCGACCTGTGCTTTTTGCCACGGTTGAAACTTACGTTTCATGGGTCTTACGGTATTTAGTAGATATTGATATTGCATATCTTTATCTAAGTAATGCATCATATTCATTTCTTGAACGTAAGGAATACAATCAGAATGAAACGACAAAGCTTTATTTACGATAAAGGGGTTGTAATCCTTATAGTCGGATTCGTTCTCGAATACATTCTTTTTATTTTGTAGTATGGAAGGTACTATCTCCTTGAATAAGTCTGGCATTATTTGAACTCCAGATTGGACATTAAAATGGTAATACAAGACATTAGTGCAATTTCTTGATCGGCAGAAAAAGCAGACCTATATTGCCATTCACCAATAGTCACAATCATTTCAGGAACAGAGTTCGGTTTCAATTGATCGAACAAACTATCATAAATCTTTCTAAAGATAACTGCTGGATCATTATCGAGATTGTTAATAATCCACTTACGCGCATCAGAAACATTCTTCGCCTTAATTGCCTTGACTAGATCACTGATTTGAATATCAGCAACATTTGCCAATATACCTGCATCAATAGACCCAGAAACACTATATCGTTGAATTTCATTTAGAACTCTCCTATTGTCGGG